TTAACCAATGGGTCAACAGTAAAGAACCCTTCCCCGCCAGCATAGGCAACCAAAGCAATATCATTCGCTTGCCATTGGAAAAGACCAAAATTCAGCGCATTTATAATTGCTGCCTGGGTTGTTAAGTATCCAGTAGCCGTTATGGTAGCCAATGAGTCGGTTGTAACAACGCGCACAATTGATGGATTGTTGCCCCAATCTCTTGTGATTACGGTGATAGCCATGTTGAAATCTCCTAAGTTTTATTAAAAATTCTTTTAAACGGTTGTATAAAGCTTTCTTCTACGTAGTCTATCCAAGTCTGATACGTCCAGATAGCCTTCTTTTTGAATGCCTGGGTGTGTATCAAGTCTTTGGGTGTTTCTAGCACGTAGAGCCGCTTCCCCTTCTTGATCGTAAGTCTTTTTTGGATCTTCGACATAAGGACCGTCAAATGTGCGCTCTTTCTCTTTTTTAATATTGTCTGACGTATTTTGAGAAATATTGATATTAAATTTTGCCATGATTAACCCCTATCGTGCTTTTCAGCGCGTTTTTTACCAGTAGCAGCAAGCTTTGACATCTTTTCATTGCCAAGCTTCTTGCGTCCAGCGGATGCAGTTATAGCGCCAGCCGATTCCTTGGAGTAGCCCTTCTTTTCAAGGGCACCTTCCATCTTAGCGAAGCGGCCACCTCCTCCAAGTTTCATTGATTTAGCCATGATTATTCCTTAGCTTGCAGCGCGAATTATTTGATAATTAACAATAGCGCCCGCGCCAGGATTCGCGCTATAAGTAACGGTCAAAGTATTTGCGGTCATTACAGCAAATGAGACCGATACAGTGTTTGGGCCATGATTTACTAATTGCACAAATGCTAAATCTGTCGCCAATGCACCAGCTACGGTAATTGCTTCCGCCGCTGCGCCACCTACTGTTGTATATTGACCAGCAAATTTCACGACGTGCGAAGGTGTAACGCCTGCCGCCAGGGCAGGAAGATCAACAATGTTAGCCCCCAACATGGCGGCGGTAATAGAGCCCGCAGGTATATTAGCATTACCGGCTGACGTGGTAACGTTCGGTGATATCGCTGTAATTTGCAATTCAACAACGCCATCGGTACATACGCAATAAATCTGATCGCCGATATTCCATGTGGTATTTCTACCAATAACTGTTGGCGGATTCGCATTTAAATTGAAATAATCAGCAGCTTCAACAGTTGCGATTGTATCGGTTGTATAATAACCCCACCACTGAGGCAAGTTGCGTCTTGGGGGTGTGTTTACAGCGTTCCATTGAACTAAATTACCTGCTTTAAAAGCCATTTCTATCTTCCTTCTAAGTTAAATTAAAATTCTTTATTTCGCCTCATCTGGAAGCGGTAAACCCCTAGCATCTGGATGAGTGTCAGGATCGAATCCATTTGCGTGCGCTCTTTCGGCGTGGTCATTCCATATAGCGTGCAACTCATAAAACTTATCATGAGCGGCTTGTATTTCAGGTTGTATGGCATCGTGAATAGCTTGCCATTCAGCCCGCTTTTGCTTTACATATTCCGCGCCATGCTCAATAAGCCATTCATGTTCTTGCGCTCTGGATGGTTTATTGGGCACTTTTCGCTGTGCGTCATGTACATTCCACCATGCTAATTGGGATGTTTCCTCAAATGGATGCATGTCTACGGTTTTTGTAGGAGAAATAATATGATTTATTTCATTAACAATAGATCCATCAGCAAGAACTTTTTCAACAACTTGCTGCACCACTTTTCCAGCATAAGATTTTTTAAGTGCCATTAGTTTTGATATCCAAATAGTTTGACAGTTACAGTTGCGATATTTCCTGAGCTCATTGATAATTTAAAGCTTGTCAAAACAGTTGCCCCTTGCCATTGGGCGCTTAAATGGGTGCCGCCAATAACAGTCGAGCCGGAATTTACCATTGTTGTTCCTTGGCCGAAAATGTTTTTATAAGTAGAGCCATTTACATTAGAAATATGTAAGGCATATGAACCATTCATATTGGCATTGTTTAACAAAACGCCATCATAGGTAACGTCAATAATGGAGCTGCCTGAAAAAGCTTCTACTCCATCCGCCACCGTATTCCAGTTCCAATTGCAGCCATAATAAGCGGACGTAGCATAGGTAGGAGTTGAACCTGTGCCTATTACCATTTGAAATGTAGCTTCGTTTGTTACAATGGCAAGGTTTTCAATAAGGATTAAATAGTTGTCATATGTAGAAGACAAATCATTTGCAAATGCGAGAGACGCTGTGCTACTTGAAATTGTGCCGGAGGCTAGCCAAACTAAACCTCCTGACGCACCACTAATTGGAGCCCACGATCCATCACCCCTCCAATACGTCGAAGAACTAGCGGATGTTCCACTATTTAAACTGGCAGTTGAAACCTGAACCGCAGAAGGTAAAGTAGAAGTTCCCGCTGGATCTCCGGCGGTTCCTGCTAATATTTGACTTGAAGTTAATGTTACATAATTTGGAGTAGAAGCGCCACCTTGCGCAACGAATATCCCGTGAACAGTGCGGTTGCCTTCGTTTGTTGCATTATTATAATTTGTCATGCTTCACCTTAACTATAAGAAGGATTGCCAATAACACTGTAAGCAACCCATGTGGTATTTGCTATGATGCAAACAACAAAAATACAATCATATTGATTAGAACTTGCAATGCTCACAGTTGAATTCACATTACCTAATCTTGTATTGCCACCTGAGCCCTGAGCTAAGATCCAGCCGCCAGCGCCATCACCAACAATACCTACTACACTTCCCACGGCAGCGACAACTGGAAGTGTGACTGTAACAGTTGAGGCGTCTGTAATTATGTATGCCGTATTTACCGCCGCCGTTACAGGCGTGGTTGATTGTGCAACCCATGAAATTCCCGAGCCACTGCCCGCAATATTAATAGCTCCCGTAGTTGCGCTAACTGTGATGCCGCCTGATCCCGTGATAGTCACTGCAACTGGATCTGAGGCTGTGGTTCCGACAAGTACTTGACCAGCAGCTAAAGTTACAGCAGCTACCGCAGCAGTTCCTTCGCCAATGATAATTCCATGAGCGGTTGGGCCTGCGGATGCACCAGAATATAGTGGGTAAGGACTATTTGTGGCGTTATTGTAAGTAGTCATTTAATTTAAACCTTATGCAACAACCAAGTTGCCAATTGAACTTAAAACTAACCATCCGACACTTACGCCTCCACTAACCTCAAAGCATAGAAGCTCGACAGCATCACTAACCGCGCTTGAATCAAGATGACCTGTGCTTATCGTCGTGCCCTCGTTTCCATAATCTATAAATTGATTAGTGGTATAATGAATCGTGAATCCACCTTCTATATTCGCTAATCTCACAATGTCGCCAATAGCGCCATTCGTGGGTAATGTGTATGTAATGGGGGTGCCAGATGATGCTAAATAACCATTGTTAACCGACATCGCCACGGGGCCAGAAGTGTTTGTATTCCAGGCAAACAATGCGCTTGACTCGATGACTGTTCCTGTCCCTCCAAAGAAGAATCCGCTTGTTGGCGAATCTGCTTTAAACAAAGGTAAAACTACATTTCCAACAGAGCTTGGTGCGTTAACTACTAATTGGTTTGGGGGTGAATTTGTTGCGCTAAGATAATAACTAGCGCCAGCTGTAAATGTTTGGGTTGTGATATTTGGAACATAGCCGGTCTGTGTAACGACAAATGTATTGGCATCTATAATGTAAGAAACCATCATGCATGCAAAGCAACTGCTAATCATATTGGCAATTGCGGGAATATAATTAGGAGGCCCCACGAGTGCATCATTAATTACAATCTCTCCCACAGAAAATCCATGGGCAGTTTGGACAATAACATGTTGCAGTTTGTCAGTTGATAGCGCTCTGGCTGTATATGCTGTCATTTTATATTCCTCACGCTATCTGACCATAGAAAGAAATTCGACCACTTACAAAGCCAATAGTGGCAGGAAAAGAAAATTTAAAGCCGGTTATGGCCGCAGTGCTAGAATTATTCCAGGGCGTGACATTAACGCCTGTAATAAAGTCAGTCATAAGTCCCTCTGGTCTTGGAAAATAATAATATGGTTGACCTGTAAGACCGCTACCTGGGACAACTGATTCGCAAACGAACGTTTTATAATTGTCGGTTGTATTTATAGAGCGAGCATTAACTTCAAACTCCATTCTTTGCGATCCAATAGTAAAATATGCACTTCTCGAACCTGCGTTAAAAGGGGTAAATGTGAATCCATTTAATATATAAATACCGTTTTCTGTGTAGCCAGTTGTTAACAATGTTCCGTTGGCGTAGAACTGCAATAACATGTTGCCGCCAGAATTGTCCCCAACCGTTGTGTTGAAAAATTGAATGTCTTCGCCAACAATACTGATATTTGCATATTGACCAGCAAGGAATGTTCCAGTTGTATCAAGGATGGTTTGACCATTAGTAAGATTGAATGTTTGAATCAATGTCCAAGCACCACCGCCAGGAGCAACGCCGCCATGTCCAATCGTTGGCTTCATTGGGAATATCCAGCCCCCATTGGTTTGGTCTGGCATAAACATAGGCTTTGAGAAATTTGGCGAAGTGGGCTCAGTTAATGTGATTTGCCCGGCAACAGGTGCGTTAGAGGTGGACAAATAATAAGGCTGACCAATGCTCATTGGTACCGCTGTATTTGCAATTCCACCTGGAACTGAAGGAGCAATATCTAATCCTGTAACATACCCTACTTCTTGAAGAATGATAGTATTAACATCAGGAATCGCCACAATCATTGCAGTTCCATAAGAGGGAACAAAAGAGGTTGCAATCGCTGCAACATAAGCCCCGGCAACCGTTGTGCTAGGTTTAACCACCGTTCCAATCATTATGAACCCATGCGCAGTTTGTGTAATTGTTTTCAATAATGGATTATTTGCAGCGGTGGCGGACAATGGACGCTGAGGAAGAATATAACCTGCATTTGTATTTACTGTGGCCGATGTTTGTTCGGAAACATAAAGTGGCTTACTAAAGCCTCCCGACAAACCTGGATCGACAGCGACCATCTGCCCTGCAATCGTCGGTGATAAATAGTAAACAGTGCTGGGAATGAGTGCTGAAAATGTTGGGCCAGGGGCGGAAACATACTGGAATGGCGCGAATACAGGACCAGTTCCTGAAACATAGCCAGCGAATTGCAATACAAAAGTATTGGTATCTATGACTTCAATTACAACGCCCACGCTTTGAGAGTCAGGGGTTAAAACGTCCGCAATGGCCAATACATAATGAACTTGGTTAGGCCCTGTGGTTGGTGTGCCTATTCTTAACCACTCGCCGGGATTAAAACCATGTGCATTTTGTGTAATGGTTACGATATTTGAATCTGTTCCACCAGGAGGAGTTGGGCCTGGAATTCCCGTATCGGGGCCGCCACCATCAATGATACCGCGATAAGGTAATACCCAGCCGCTTGTGTTGGTGCCGTTCGTTGCATCAGGAATAAATACAGGGCGAGATACTTCACCATCGATAATAGTGTCAGCGGCCATCATGCCTCCGCTAACAGTATCGCTTAAAAAGTAAGGTACACCTGGCGTCAAAACAGGAAATACAGCTTGGGCAAGCGTTACATATCCAGATTGCTGCAAAGTGAATTGCGTATAAGGAGGGCCACCAGGGGGAGCCACAGCAATAACAACGCCGATTACTTCAGCAAATTCAGGGGTTGTAGCTAACGCCGTGGTATATAAATTAGTAGCTACATCAAAACGCACCCACTGACCTACAGAAAATGAATTATTTTGGATAATAACCTGCGTTACAGCACCACTTCCACCACCACCGCCCCCATTTGGACCAATAGCATTTGCGCCATTTGTTAGGCCAACAACAGAAGTCACGGCCTCTGGTACAAATTCTGAGAACTTTCTTGTCAGGATGGTCATAGTTTATCCTTAGCCTGGCAACTTTGTTAAGGCAATCCCAACATATGCTGCCGTGTCGGGCGTGATTAAATGTATCACATCTGTGCCTTTTGCATAGCGCTTACTACCATCAGATCCAGGTCTAAACTCCAAATAGGCAGTAGTAGTTGACGTTCCAGCTGAAACGTCAGCCGCAGTTACATTTAAACCTATAAAAATATTGGCTGTTGAGATATATGAAAATCTAATTTGATATTTCATTGTTGCGTCGCCAGGAATTGTATAAGTTTGCTCAGTTCCAGTTGCCAGCGCCACTTGAACGCATGTATCACTAAACGGAACTGTTCCTTCATAATTGCTATTGTAATTTGTCATGATTTTTCCTTAATTCACAATGCCAAGACGGGCATCGACAACATAATGAAATTGAACATAAGCACTGGGCAATTCGTAAGCTTGAGAACCAGCGCCTGCATTATTAAATGTGGGCGAGCCAGGAGCGCCAGCAGCAGTATATCCCGCAAACTTGTTACCAATACTCGACGCTGCCCAATTAGCTATCGCAACATCTGTAGGGCCTGCCAATACAGCCCCATTGAAAACCATAGAAGCGGTCAATACATTTGGCGTATTAGCAGTAGCTGTTGAATAAAGTGTAATTGTAGGGATTCCCGCGCCAGAGGGGATTCTTTTCAATGTTCTATATTCCCAGCTGAAAGATTGAGATCTAAAGATAAAATTATTAGCAGCATTTCTCAATGTGGATTGCTGAGGGGCCGTCAACGCATTTACTAATGTAACTGTTCCTGGCGCAGTAGATGCTTGATAACTCTTTTCGTAATATCGCTCGCAATCTCTTAATGCTTCATCTCTGCCCTTGGGGGCAGGTCTTGTTGCCATCTTCCCAGCGCATAACCCAACAGATTGAATGGTTATTGAATCGGTCGCGGTAACAGGAGCAAAGCCTATAACAATCGCAAACCAAATAGCATTATTGGATATAGCAGCGCCATTTAGATTCCAGCCATTAAAAGAAAGCTCACTTAATGCCGGTGCAAATTCAAATTGTACATCACCAAAATTACTACGGGGTATTTCTGACCATGTTCCATTTCCCATCGTGGGTTTGCCAGAGGCGCTTAGAGCTGTAATAGCTGACAGATTAGTACCTGTTGCCACATTGGGTAAATTCGCATCTGTATTGTTTACCCATAAACTTATATTTCCAATATATCCGTTCGCATTATTTGTTAACCCCGAAATAAATACCGACATATCGCCTTGCAATAAATCTCGCACTTGAGCGGCTTCCAAATATTGAAGAATGGCAAATTGCCCTGTTAATGAAGCAACTAATTGTATGCCACCACCGTTTGTGCTTCTTGTAACTCCAACGCCATTATTGACAGATTGAAATGCTATTGTCTGATCCCAAACGTAAAAGCTCTTATTAGCCCCGTATCCGGCACCAGATGGAACCACATCACCTAATAATTGTGCTGGATTCTTAGCAAAATCCCATCCTGCCAGATAGCTAGGAATAGGCTTGTAAGCCAATTGGGGGTCATAATAGTGCGCTAAATGGTCTAGTTGCCTATCGATAGTATCTTGCTGATACGGAACATCCTCCATCGCATCAGATACAATAACCTGCACGCTCGTAATGTAAATATCCCCGGCGGAAGGCAATACTAACTCATAATCTAGCCACGCCGCTGGGGGCGTATTTGGATTAGTGCTTGCAGGTAAAGCAGAAAACCCTTGAAATTCCTGGAACGTATTTGACAATGTCGCAGTCTTTAAGATGGCTAGCGGAGCCCCATTAGAGGCATATAATCTGGCCATTATAATGACGGGGGTGCCACCCACTTGGGCGGTAAACGAAGTAGAGACCACTTTTCCGGCCCAGTTCATTCCATTCTGATCAAAGCGCTGTCTCAACACGGGAGGGTTAGCGTAAGGGCCCGTAATATTGAGCTGTAAAGCGTAGGGCGCGTTTGTTGGATTAGATACTGTATTGCTAAAGGCTGACTGTGAAACAGTCACAGAGCCCGTTCCTGTCAAGTCTAAGAACCAGCCTGGCGCAACTTCGATGGAAGTAGTCAGGTTCGAATATGTTACAGGTTGACTAAAGTTAACCACCGCAAATTGCGGATTAGTTATTTGATTTGTCGTAGCATCGCCCTGAACCGTTGAAGGGTTGCCGCTAACGACGTTGCCTGGGTTGTAGTCTTCAATGAGATAAATTAAGGCATCTGCTTGCGAAGGAGGAGCCGTGCCATCGTTTTGGCGGATTTCAAGTCTGTAAAGGGTATTGTTAGCGTAATAAATATCAATTGGCAGCGTGCCATTAGCTAAGAACTGTATAGGTGAAGTCCATGGGATGGTGCCCGATGCGTCATGATAAACGGTCGCAGGGATATAAGGAATAGTATCGGTTAGCACCCACAAATAGAACGTATCATCGAATTGCTTACCAACAAGGTCAACAAAGTACCATACAGGGTTAGAACCTCGTATGTAGGCTGTGA